ATTTCTAGACCTCTTTTCTTGTACGACCTTTTTATAGTCTTTGAGTCGCAAGGGGTACATATCCACCTTTTCTGTGCTTAGTGCTTTGGGTTTTTCGTCTTCATACTTCTTAGCTGATAGCCAGTATGCAGGTTGTTTAGCAAACTTCTTATCTTCTACCGATTTGTAGTACTTGTTATACATTTCGGCTAGTTCTTCTGGCTTTTCTATCCATTCGTCTTCTAGCTTCATGTAATTCTTTTCGGCTGTTCCCTTTGATACTTTATTCGCTACTTTTTCCCAAAATTTTAAAAAGGAGGGTGCATAACTTACTTTGGTTTGTTTAGCGGTAGGGGTAGGGGTTTGGGGTAGGGGGGTTTTATCTAGGTTAGCTTTAGGTTCTGTGCTAGGTTTTTTTGGTCTACCCCCAAGCTTACCATTTTCCTTAGATGCTTCCATACGCCTTGATATATAAAGATATTCTTGTAGTTGTCTTTCGTTTTGGTAGTGGTCATTAACTAAAACAAAGAACTCTTTTATGACATTATCACAGCTACTACATTCACTATTAGTAAAACAACTTGCTATTCTATACTGTGTCTCCTTATCTTTTGGTATACCAGAGCAACGTTTATTCCAGTTAAAACAAAGCAACCGAATATAGATGCCAAGTGATTGTGCTGATAGGTGTTGCGTTCCTGCCACAAAATCCTCAGTGAATAAATACCATGCTTTCATTTTCTGCGTTGGTTTTGAATTTTCGTGTATAATCATTTTTCGAACTCCAATTTAGTTTATTGTAACCCCTCTAAGCATAAACCTAAAGGGGTTTTTTGGTTTAGTATCCCCATACTTCCTTTCTAGCGTTTAGAACTGTCTGCTCTTTCCATATCCAGTTGTCAGGATTAGGAACAAGTGAGTCTCTAACGTTATCGGGGGTATCAACAGTTTTAAGATAATTACCCATAACTTTAAGAATATGCTTACATATCCGCATAGGTTCAGAATAATCATCTAGCGACATAGCAATAAATTCAGCATCTTTAGTCTTAGTTGGATTTTTGAGATACCATAGATGTTGAGTAGCATTAGTCGCTTTCTGATAAATAGACTGTTGCATAGCATGGGAAATGCTTACTCTTTGAGGTAGGCTTTTAGACGTTTTCAAATCAATATAAAAATCTTCTTTTGTCTTTTTATCCTCAAAGTGAAAGTCCGTATAACCCACAAAAGGAATGGTCTCTATATCTAATTCTACCTTCTTCTGGTAGGTCAATAGATTCCAAGTGTAAGCGTATTTCTGAAACTCCTTAGTACCTAGCTGTAACAGTGGCACTAAGTTATTTCGTTCATCCTCAATCTTTGGGTCATTTATCCTTGAACAATTAGCATCATATTCAGCTATCATCTTTTCTGAAGCTTCTTCTATGGGTATTCCATTTAGAAACATATTGATACCAGACTCGACACATTGCCCTCTAATGCCCGATGCTGATGTAGGGAACTCATAGCCAAATATTCTTTTTAATGCCCATCGTTCCCTGTAAAAAGCGAACTCATTCAAATGTGAGAAGGATAAAGGCAACAAATCAAACTTTTCGAAATGCTCCCTCATAGCAAATCCATATACTCTTGAGTTTGCTCTTTGTTTTCTTCAATCTGTTTTTTCAAATCAAAGCATAAATTATAAGCGTTACTTTCCTTTCCCATGTAAGTCATATATTCATTCAAGGAATCTAAAAGCCTATCCATCATTCTAATTTCACTTGCATGAATAGATAAACCCTCGTTTTTTTTGGTGTTTATCTTTCTTTCCATTTCAAATTGAAAAAAGGTTTTTGAGTTATCATAATCAATCATGGCTTTGCTCCTTTTGTAGAGAATATTCACCAAAAGTTTTACCATCGACTTTCTTTTTTTCAGTAATGATATTATACCCCTCTTGTCTTAAAATATGTATTCTTGCACTTAGTCGAAAACAACCAAATTTGTACAATGCTTCTAGTGGGGTGATTTTGTTACCTCTCTCAAGGTAATCAAGGATTTTTTGGGTTTGTGTTTGTTGTGCCATTTTAAACTCCTTTCTATAAGTTTTTGGCTAACTCCCTCTCGTTGACCACCTTTGTTCTAAGATCGTCACGAAAAGATTTGAAGGATTCAAACCTGATTTTGGCTCTGTTCCTTTTCTTTAAGGTTTCACTAAATCTGTTAGTAAAATCCCTAAACTTGTCATGGGTAAATATTAACCCATCTAACTCTTTCATATTCTTATACATTTTTTGTCTGGAAAACTGAAGCGTTAACTCCGCAACAATCATCTTTTCCTCTTTTTTCATTAGTTCAACGGCTGTATCTAAATCCGCAAATATCATCCCTAATTCTTCCTGCTGATGCGAAATTTTATGGGGGTCAAACTGTAGTGAATAAATATCCATCATTCGTCCTTTATGCACTCTGAGTAGGTTATCATGTACCCCATTTTGTCTTTATAACTATCGTGGTGCTTGGGGTTAGCCTTGAGCCTTACTGTCTTTTGCCAGTCGTTACACAAAGCCACCTGATGCGGTTTTACCTCTATTCCTAAGATAACCGACCACCCTTTAGCTATCTCCTCATGGTTCGTTTTAATATCACCATAATCTGTTCCCCTGTTTTTTATAATTTTGAGGACTTCTTCACATATATTTCTACCAATCATTCGGGTTTTCCTTTTTCCACTCTATTCGTTCTAATAAATCTTTTTTCCACTGCTCGTTAAGTTCCTTGTCGGAATGTCCTAATGTGTGGCACTTGCGACATAGGGCATATAAATTATCAATCCTGTTAAGCCTGTTGTTTTTGACTCCACCCATTCCTTTCGGTATTAGGTGATGAATGTCCACCGCCACTTCTTTGTTACAATTCCAACAAATGGGGATATCGGTTTCATGATACCCCCAAAAGTCAGAAAAAAGCTTCTTATAGTTCTTTAAGGTTTTCATTAAATGCCCTTACAGCGTTTTTAGTGAGTTCCTCAATATCGTTTACTGAGAAGTGACCAGAACCCATTGAACGACCAACAACACCAGTAACAAATATATCTAGTCGCTGTGTATCGCTTTTATTTAAGCCACCAGTAGGCGGTTTAGGTGTAAAGGTAGTGTTAGCCTGTGGAACTGGTTGTGGCGGTTGTGTGGGCGTATATTGCGGTTGTGGTGCATATTGCGGTTGTTGATAGGATGCCTGTTGGTCATTAGGATTTACCGCAACTTCAAGGTCTTTAATATTGGTGTACTGGTTACCATTAGCTGAAGTCTTAGTATTGATAACTGTATAGTTTATCGCATCGCCTTTTACTGGCATAGGGTTCATAGAAACACCCCTGTAGTACAGCCTAGTTCCATCTATCAAATCTATAGAGTAGTTAGGAACTCCATCTTTCGTATTATCAAAAATTTTATCTATTATCATTTACTTATTCCTTATTATTTATTGATTACGTTGTATCCACGACCCTCAAGACACCTATTAACAAAATCCTTTCTGGTATTTGCTTTAGGTGAAAGCCATAGCACTCTCCACCTCAGACCATTATAAACTGCTTTGCTTTTATCCCAAACGTAACTTGTCTGGTCTTTTACTAAGCTTTTGCAGGTATAATAATCATCGTGGAAGCGGTTCATGTCACCCTTTATTGAGGCTGACGATTTTCCCCTACTGTCTACTATTGGCATGGTTGAACAACCGCTAACAATAGCTACTGACAATAAAGTGAAAATTAGTTTTGATTTCTTCATGTGAACTCCAATTCATTTTAAAACCTATTCTATTTTTTTGGTTATGTCTATGTAAAAGCGACCAGTATAAAATAACAAACTGCAAAGAACATAAGCAAAAACGCACAATCAAAAACAATTTCTAGTAATTTATTCATCTTTTATTTGCTCCAAATTTTAATATTTTTTCTTTATTTAATTTATCTTTAATTAATTTATTGAGGTCTTGCCTTACTTTATAAATCTTTATGAGATTGAGTTGTTCTAAGCTTAATGGTTTTTCTTTGTGCAGTTCCTCATCACCTGCAAGTGGTGTTTGATTTACAATTTCTGCATATTCCTTTATTAAGCCAAAGTATTGTGCTACCGCCATGTTCAGAACCCTAGCTTTGTAGAGTTCTGAGTTTCCTATTTTTGTGGGTTGTTCTATCATTTCTAAACCCTCCAAGGAACGTAAAAGTCTAATGTAGATAAGCCTAGTTCTTTTTTAGCTTTCCAATATCTACGATTATCCCAATACATCCAAATTTCATTCCCTAGCTTTATTATTTGCTCGTCTGTGAACCCTCTAAGAATAAGGCTAACTATTTTTTTATCTTCCAATTTAACACCCTCACTTAATAAATATTTGCCCATTTCAAATTTAAAGGTGAGTGCTTTTCTGATTTTGTGTAATCTGATTTTCATATTAGTTTGACTCCTTTTCTAAAGGCTTATCATCGGAACTAAAATAATACGACTTTGCACCATGTAGGCTTTCATAGCCAGAACCTACAAGTATTTCACCGCTAGTAAGAGCATCTGAAGACCAATGGATTTTTCTGTTTCCATACATACCTGCGTCTAAATTTGCGTGAATAACAATCTCATACTTTTCTACGAAAGCATTAAAATCTCGTTTTTCAGCCATCGTTTGCCAATGAAACGAATGTTTGAATTTTGGCTTGTTTACAACAAAAGTTTTTTCTGTATTTTTCATTTGAACTCCAATTTATTATTATTATTAACGTCTATAAACCTAGAATATAAGCTAGGTTATTAAATGTCAACAACAAAAATGAAAAAAGATTGTGATTTTGTGTTTTTATTGGTATTTTTATTTAATTCCTTCTAAAGTTAGCGGAATATACAAACAGAACTCCAATTCGATTTGTATACATAGGGGGTAAATTTTATAACTTAAATGGGTGCAATCTCATTAGAACTTAGAACTTACCCCTTATGACAAAAGAATCAGACATACAAATAGCCTGCAATGACTACCTTAATTATCTGTGCAAATACTACCATTTTCGCCATTTTCATGTTCCAAATGAGGGTCAGAAGTCTATAGGCTATCATTTAAAGATGAAAAAGATGGGGTTAAAGTCTGGTTGTCCAGATATCATTATAGAATATCCAGAGGGTAGGGTTTTATATATTGAGTTGAAGA